GAGTAAAAGTAAATAGTACGGCGACTGGAACTAGTCAAACTACTTTTGCAATTGATAATACACCTGTTACAGGATTTGAAACTTTCAATACTGGAATTGGTGTAGGAAACACAACATACTATTGTATCTTTAATCAAGGTACAAATGAATTTGAAGTTGGTTTAGGAACATTAAGTTCTACAACTAATTTACAAAGAACTACTATTATCTCCAGTTCTAATTCAGATGCAGTTGTTGATTTTCAATCAGGTACAAAAGATGTATTCTGTACTTTACCAGCAAGTAAATCGGTTTATCTGGATTCAACAGGTACACCAGTAGGAGCAGCGTCAGCTGGCTTTGCATTAGCAATGGCGGTAGCGTTATAAAAATAGGAAAAAAATATGGCACAAGATTTTAGAAACAATTTACAATCCGCGGTTGGAACATCACCTGTAAACTTAATTGTTGCAGGAGATTACGATGCAGTAATTGGAATTAGAGTTTGTAATATTTTGACTTCTACAGTTGAAGTTGATGTTTATATAACTAATAGTGGAAACAAATACCTTGCAAAAGGTGTTGTAATTCCACCAAACTCTGCAATCGAATTAATTCAAGGTGGTGCAAAAATTGTTTTAAAAAATGGCGATACATTAAGTGCAGTTTCAGATACAGCTTCGTCTGTAGATATTGTTACTTCTTATATTGACACAATTAGTTCGTAGGAGGAATTATGACAGCAGTAGTAAATGGAATCCAATATATTGGAGGACAGACATCACCGGATGAATTTATAAAAAATCAAGCAGGTACGATTGATGGTACACAAACTGTTGAGAACGGTGTTCTTGCAGGACCAGTTACCATTCCTGCAACAATAACAGTAACGGGAGTATTAGTCATTGTCTAAAATAGAAGTAAATACAGTCGACGTACAATGTGGATCTACATTAACTTTAGGTTCATCAGGTAAAACAGTTACATTAGCAACTGGTGCATCTCAATCAGGTTTTGGAAGAACAGGAACTGTTGATTGGCAAACATCTTCAATTAAAACTTCTACCTTTACAGCAGTAAGCGGTGAAGGATATTTTGTTAATACTACAGGTGGTGTAGTAACAGTTAATTTACCAGCAGGTGTTGCAGGTGCTATCGTAGGTTTAAAAGATTATGCGGGAACTTGGCAAACAAATGCAGTTACATTAAATCCAAATGGTTCAGATAAAATTGGCGGTGGAAATACGGTTGATCCTACTTTAGCAGTACAAGGTGGATCAGTTCTTTTAGTTTTTGTTGATTCAACACAAGGATGGTTAGCGACTTCACAATCAGTTACAGAAAGTCCATCAGGAAATGAACTTTTTGTATGTGCATCAGGTGGAACACCATCTCAATCGGGAGATTATGAAATTAGAACTTTTACAAGTTCAGGAACTTTTACAGTAAATAGTTTAGCTACTAATTCACCAAACAACGTAATTGATTATGCTGTTGTTGCAGGTGGAGGTGGTGGCGGAACAGGCACATCAGCTGGAGTAGGTGGAGGAGGAGCAGGTGGTTTAAGACAATTTACATCTCAACCAATAGCAGTACAAGGTTATCCTGTGACAGTAGGTGCAGGTGGAGCTGGAAGAGGTCCAGGTGCATCACCCCAGCCAGCAGGAACAAGTGGAAGTACATCAACTTTTATATCTAATTCATCAGCAGGTGGCGGTGGAGGAGGATCACAAAATCCAGGTACTACTGTAGGTGGTAGAACTGGTTATGATGGAGGATCTGGTGGCGGTGGTGGTTATCCAGGTGCTGGCGGTGGAGCAGGTAACACTCCTCCAGTTAGTCCACCTCAAGGAAATGCAGGTGCCGCAATAGCAAGTTGTAATGGCGGTGGCGGTGGTGGTGCAGGTGCAGCAGCAGTTGCAAGTACAGGATCTTGTTCAGGAAGTGCAGGAGGAGCAGGAGTAGATATTTCACCAACTTATGGCCCAGGTGTTGGAGTTTCAGGTGTTGTAGCAGGCGGTGGTGGTGGCGGTAATTATAATGCCCCTGGATCATCATCAGGAGGTTCTGGTGGTGGTGGCGCTGGTGCTGCTAAAACTTGTACTGCAGCAGTTGGTACAAATGGAACAGCAAACACTGGCGGTGGCGGTGGTGGAGCAAGCTCAAGAGGCGGTCCAAGTCAAGGTCCAGGAATGCAAGGTGGAACTGGTGGCGGTGGAGTAGTAATAATAAGATATAAAAGACAATAATTATGACAAGTAAAATTAAAGTAGATAATATAAATAAAGTTTCAGACGATTCTAACATCATTAAAAAATGTGGATCAACAACGACAGTTGGATCAGGTGCAGGCAATACAATTACAGTTGATGGTGCAACAATTACATTAGGTAGATGTGGTGGTACAGTTTCATTAGCATCAGGTGCAACACAATCAGGTTTTGGTAGAACAGGGACCGTTGATTGGTGTGCTACAGCAAAGACAAGTCCTTTCACAGCAGTTAGTGGTGATGGTTATTTTTTAAATACAAGTGGAGGAGCTGTTACAGTAACACTTCCAGCTTCACCTTCAGCAGGAGACATTGTATCAATAGCTGACTATGCTTCTACTTTTCAAACAAATAATGTTACTGTAGGAAGAAACGGATCAAAAATTAATGCAGCGTGTACTGACGCTTTCTTAAGCACTCAAGGTCAATCAGTAACATTAATTTACGTAGATGCCACAAGAGGTTGGAAAAGTGTGCAAGATTCAACATCAGACGTAACAGGGGCACCCGCATATATTATTGCTTGCGGTGGTAATACAACTATTACAGATGGTGATTATAAAATTCATGTTTTTACGTCTGCTGGAACATTTAATGTTACAGGAGCGGGAATAGCACCAAATAATGTTTTAGATTATTTTGTAGTAGGAGGTGCAGGTGGAGCAGGTGGTTTTGCTGGAGGTGGAGCAGGTGGTGGTGGATTTAGGGGTTCTTCTTCTACTTATACTGAACCTAATCCTTTAATGTCTTGCGTTGCCGGCTTAACAGCTAGTGTTGCATCTTTTCCTATAACAGTAGGTGCAGGTGGAGCTGGTGGAGCTGCAGGACCTACTGGAGATTGTGGTGTAGGTAAAAGAGGTTCAAATTCAATTTTTAGTACAATAACTTCTGCTGGCGGTGGTGGTGGTGGTAGAGATCAACAAGGACCTTTTTCTTGTGAAGCTGCCCAACCTGGTGGGTCAGGTGGTGGTCAGGGCAGAGATACAGGTGCAGGTCCAGCAGGAACTGGAAATGATCCTCCTGTTGCCCCACCTCAAGGTAATAACGGAGGTAATGGTCAAAATGGTTCACCTTACCTTTCTGGTGGTGGTGGCGGTGGAGCTGCTGGAGCTGGAACTAATGGAACAGGGAGTTCTCTTGGTTCAGCAGGGGCTGGTGGTCCGATAGTTCTTGATACTTTTTTAGGGCCAACTTATACAAGTTATGGAATAGCAAATCCTCCTGCACCAACAACAAGATTATTTTCACCTGGTGGTGCTGGTGGAGGAGCTGCTAGTGTAGGAAATGGTGATGGTGCTTCAGGAGCAGCTAATACTGGTCAAGGTGGTGGTGGCCCTAGACAAAATCCTACATCTTCCGCTGATATTAGAGCAGGTGGGGCTGGTGGATCAGGTATAGTAATGATAAGATATAAGTTTCAAAATTAGGTAAATTATGAGTACAATTAAAGTAAACACAGTAACAAAAAGAACAGGCAGCACACTTACATTAGGTGAGTCAGGCACAACAGTAACTTTAGCTTGTGGTGCTACACAAACAGGATTTGGTAGAACGGGGACCGTTGACTGGTGTACTACAGCAAAAACTTCACCATTTACTGCTGTGTCGGGCGATGGGTTTTTTGTAAATACAAGTGGAGGAGCAGTAACTGTTACACTTCCTGCATCACCTTCAGCAGGGGACATTGTAGCTTTCAAAGATTATGCAAACACTTGGGATACTAACGCAGTTACTTTAAATAATAATGGTTCTAAAATTAATGGAGTATGTGCTTGTTCAGAATTAAATACAGAATCTCAATCAGTAACTTTAATATATGTAGACGCTACAAAAGGTTGGCAAGATATTCAAGACTCAACATCAAATGTAACTGGTAATCAATTTATGGCTGCAACAGGAGGAACAATAACTTGTTGTGGTAATGATAGAATTCATACGTTTACAAGTTCAGGAACATTTACAGTAACTAAATTAGCTTGCGCTCCTGCTAATAATGCAGTTGCATATATGGTTGTTGGAGGAGGTGGTTATGGTAGTGATCACCAATCAGGTTCAGCAGGCGGAGGAGGTGCAGGAGGTTTTAGAGAAGGAAAAACAGATGCTGTCACTCCTTATACAGCTTCACCTTTAGCAGCAACAACAGGACTTACAGTTACAGCAACATCTTTTCCTATAACTGTAGGCGGTGGTGCTGGTAGTAACACAGGAACAAATGGTACACCTTCAGTATTTTCAACTATTATAGCAACAGGTGGTGGTAGAGGAGCAGCAACAGGAACACAAACTGGTGCACCTTATGTAGCAGCTCCAGGAGGTTCAGGTGGTGGTGGAGATGGAGAAAACAATACTGGTGCAGGAAATGGAAATACACCTTCAGTTTCCCCTTCTCAAGGAAATAATGGTGGAGCAGGACAATCAATAGGTGGTAATAGAGCAGGTGGTGGAGGAGGAGGTGCTGGTGCAGCAGGAACAGCAGGAGCATCAACTCAACAAGGTGGTCCAGGTGGAGGAGGAACTCCAACTGCAATTACAGGATCAGCTACTTTCTATGCTGGTGGAGGTGGCGGTCAAGGTCAAACTACTAACGCTGGCACAGGTGGAAACGGTGGTGGTGGAGCTGCTGGAGGACCTTCAGGAACTGCTGGAAATAATGGCACAGCTAACACAGGTGGAGGCGGTGGAGCAGGAAACACAAATAATGGAGATTGTGGTGGCATAGGTGGTTCAGGAATAGTAATAATAAGATATAAATTTCAATAGTTGAAATAGGTTAACAAATAAGATATAAGGAGAAACATTATGGCACATTACGCAAAATTAGGAGCAAACAATAAAGTTATAGCGGTTCACGTTGTAGCTGATACTGATTGTCAAAATGCTGATGGTATCGAAGATGAAGAAGTAGGAAGACAGTTTTTGGAAAGAATCCATAGCTGGCCTCTTTGGAAAAAAACATCTTACAATACATCTGGCGGACAACACAAAACAGGCGGAACACCTTTAAGAGGTAACTACGCAGGTATAGGTATGACTTATGATGAAGATAACGATATTTTCATTGGTAAAAAACCTTATGCTAGTTGGGTTCTAAATGTGGCAGAAGCTAGATGGCAATCACCAGTTGGTGATGCTCCAGCATTATCTGAAGAAGAAACTCTTACTCATATATATGAGTGGAATGAATCTACAGGTGCTTGGGATAAAGTCGCTAGATAATACACTTGACATTTTAATTAGAGTTAATTACATACTAGATAGGTATGCAAAAGAAAGTATTAACAGAAGTTGATCTTTATACAGGTAAAATTCAAATGCCTAAAGGCTTTGATATTGATCGTGATAAAATAAGAAACGACATCATAGAATCTTACGTAAAACAAAACAGAGTTACCACTAATCCACAAGCTTATGCTTTTGATAATTATGTTGTACCTTTTTCTCAACCTTTACAATGGCTGCAAGATTACGTTAGAGATCATTGGAGAGTTGAGTATGGTAGAACTTTAGTGCAAAAAAATATGCACGGTAATGTTATGCAACCTAAAGAAAAATCTTGGACAAGAGGTCAAGTTGATCCTGTTGATTTAAGAAACTCACCAGACTACACACTTATTTATGGTGTTGATGTTAAAGAAGGTTCTTCAGAATGTATTATCGAATATGATGATAATAGAAGAAAAAATAGAACTTGGCATATACCTATAAAAGATAATCACTTTATAATGTTTCCTGCTACTAATAGATATTCTTTTTCATCTAATACTTCTAACGGTTTAAATATAATTTTAACAATTAACTATGAATATATCTAATTACTATTGGTACTTTGAATCTGCAATACCACCACGAATATGTGATCTTATTGTTAAGTATGGTAAAGCAGAAAAAGAAAGAGAAATTATGGCCATTACAGGTGGCTTTGGTAGAGATAGAGATTTAAACAAACAACCTCTTACTAAAGATGAAGTAAAAGATTTACAAAAGAAAAGAGATTCTAATATTATATGGATGAATGATCCTTGGATATACAAAGAAATACAACCTTATATACATCAAGCAAATCAAAATGCAGGTTGGAATTTTGATTGGGATCGTTCCGAATCTTGTCAGTTTACTATTTATAAAAAAGGCCAATACTATGATTGGCACTGTGATAGTTGGGATAAACCTTATATGGAAGAAGGTCCAACAAAAGGAAAGATTAGAAAATTATCTGTAACCGTAACGTTAACAGATCCAAAAGAATACAAAGGTGGAGAGTTAGAGTTTGATTTAAGGAATGAAGATCCTGATAAAAAACCTAATATGAGAACGTGTACAGAAATATTACCAAAAGGCTCTTTGGTTGTATTCCCTTCATTTGTATGGCATAGAGTTAAACCCGTAACTAAAGGAGAGAGGAATAGTCTAGTGATATGGAATCTAGGTTATCCATTTAAATAATATGAATGATATAAAACAAGGTGGCAGTAGCACATTACCAAAACCAAAAGGACACGTAGATTTTAAATCTGCGTTCTATTTTCAAACACCTGTATGGATTGCAGAAGCTCCGATGTTTTTGAAAAATGCAATTAAACTAACAGATAAATATTTAAAAAAAAGTGAGAAATTATTAAAAGATAAATTAAAGAATGATCCTAAATGGAAAAAAGAAATAGGAGATTTTGGTTTATCTAATCATAGTGAAAGTTTTTCACAAGATCCTAAAGCAAAAGATTTAGTTGAATTCATTGGTCAACGATCCTATGAATTTTTAGATTGGCAAGGTTTTGATTTAAGAAACCACAGCTTACACTTTACAGAATTTTGGGTACAAGAATTTAGTAAGAGAGGTGGTGGTCATCATTCTACACATCAACATTGGAATCAACACGTATCAGGATTTTACTTTTTAAAGTGTAGTGAAAAAACATCTTATCCTATCTTTCACGAACCAAGACCCGGTGCAGAGATGACAAAGTTACCTTTAAAAGATCAATCACAAATTACAATGGGTACAAATCAAGTTCATTATAAACCTAACCCAGGAACAATGATTGTATTTCCAGGTTATGTTCCACATGAATTTGCAGTCGATGCAGGAATAGAACCATTTAGATTTATACATTGGAATATTAAAGTTGTTGAAACAGCAATATCAAAAGAAAAGAGTATTAAATGAGCTTTAAAAAAAATAAATATATAGTTATTAAAGAAGCTGTACCAAAAGATATAGCAGAGTTTTGTTACAATTACTTTTTACTTAAAAGAACTGTTGCTAGAACTTTATTCGATCAAAGGTATATCTCACAGTTTACAGAGGAATGGGGAACGTGGACAGATGAACAAGTTCCAAACACATATTCTCATTATGCAGATATAGCTATGGAAACTTTATTAATGAGAACTTTACCTATTATGGAAAAGAAAACAGGACTTAAATTAAATCCAACTTATTCATATGCAAGAATATATAAACCAGGTGATATACTACATAGACATAAAGATAGATTTAGTTGTGAAATATCTACAACCTTAAATCTAGGTGGTGATCCTTGGCCTATACATTTAGAACCTAAAAAAAATGTAGGTATACCAAATGGTAAAAAAATAACTACAACCAGTAATAACAAAGGTATTTTAGTTAATCTAAAACCTGGTGATATGTTAGTTTACAGAGGTATGGAATTAGAGCATTGGAGAGAAGAATTTCAAGGAGATAACTGTGCTCAAGTATTTTTACACTATAATGATCAAAAATCCAAAGATGCTGCTCAAAATGTAAATGATCGAAGACCTCATTTAGGACTTCCAAGTTGGTTTAAAAAGTAATATAATCTTTAAATGGGGGCTGTACTCCACCATACCTACAGCCTCCTTTTAAGGATTATTTATGAGTTTAGGATTTGACGCAATATCAACATTACCGTTCGCTACATCAGGACCAGATTCTGATGTACTAGTATCAACTACTGGTAACGCATTAAATATTTCAATTGGTAGTGTAGGTGTTATAGCGGATTCCGTTGTTCAAGATCCAGATCCAAATAGAGTAACATTAGGTCTTGGAACTTTAACCATTACAGGAGATGCTAATCTTACCGTTACAGGTAATCCTACATCGCTAGGTTTAGGCGCATTTACAGTAACGGCAGATGCTAATGTTTCACCTACAGGAAACGCATTGACGTTAGCAACTGGAAATGTTACAGTAACAGGAACTGCTTTAGTAAATCCAACTGGAGCTGGTTTGACATTAAGTACTAACGACGTAGGTGTAATTACGTGGAATGAAATTATACCAGGAGCAAATATGGTTTGGACACCAATAGATCCAAGTTAAAATTATGGCATCAACATACTCATCAGATCTTAAATTAGAAATAGTAGCAACCGGTGAAAAAGCTGGTCTTTGGGGTACTATAAC